GATACCACCAGAGCGGTCATGTTCGAAGTAATCAATCTCTACAACCAAGCGGTCGGCTGTAGAAAGTGTGAGACTACTACCCTCTTTCTTTGTGAGAAGAGAATGTTTATAGATATTATCATCTGAGTTACGAATGATTCTAAATTCTGAAGTTACATCACGATTGTTTGTGGAATACGTTTCACCGATGTATACTTTACGAAGATTAAATACATCTGCTACACCTAGACCATATGGTCCGTCAATGCCTGCACTATGAGTAGATAGATCAAGACGAATGAAACGATTTTTACGAACAGCCTTTGCAGCACTTACTGCTGTTTCTCTTTTGTTATTGAAGAAAACCGTAATATTAGTTGAGTTTGCAAAGTTTTCTTTCAAGTCAACAGATGCTAATGCACTACCACTAATCGTAACTGTTCTCTCTGCACCACCTGTGCCATTTTCTGTCAAGTCAAAAACATAACCTGTTGGAAAGATTTTATGAACCTCTGCGGTTCCTGCTCCGTTATCAGCAGCCAAGCAATGGAACGTTGAATCATCTACAGTAGCAATAGCAGGATTAGTTGTCATAACAGTATCACTAGCAATGTCAACAATACGAGTTGTCACAGAACCTTGTCCACTAGTATTAGAAACTGAAATGTAATCGCCAACTTTGAAATTTGTTAAGAACGTTGTGCTGTTACCAACTAGTGTATTTGCCATTTTAGTATTAGCAACTGCTCCAAAGACCTGTTTGACAAGACCTGGTACACTTGCTGTCTGTGCGGTTGCACCAGCTACGGCAATGAACTCTCTCTTTTGTGTGTCATTTAGTGCGCCGACACCATATGGAAACTCTTCTGTGCCACCAGCATGAACGCCAGAGATAGCAAGCGAACCAACACCAGATGTATTGAACGAAATCGTTGCCTTGTCACGAAACTCGTAGAAAGCATTAACAGTGCCAGTGTTTGTGGTAAGTTGTTTCGTGGCCTGTACACCGAGTGAGTACACGTTTCTATTAAAGTCAGGTTCTTTCAATACTGCTTTTGTGATGGTAGATGCAGTGGATCCACCACCAGTGGTGCCAATGACAACAGTTTCAAGAACAGGGTCAGCGAAACTATTAGGACCACCAGGATTATTAACAAATAAACAGCGAACATCACCAAAAGACTTTTCAGATGCAGTCATGTTAATATCGAATAAGTACATACGGAATATACCATTCTTTTGACCCATCGTGCCAGACTCATATTGAAAACCACGAATCTTTGCTGTCCCAATCTCTGCTCCAGGTGCAGCGCCTGCACCTAACGCAACACTACCACTTGTTACAGCCGTAGCAGCGGTATCTCTTAGTGAAATACTTTGAACTACGGTAGGATCCCAAAGACCAACTACTTCATTTACAAGAACATAGTTACCAAAGTTTGTTGTGACATTAATACCAGTTTCGTGTTTAGTATCAGTTGCTTTGTCTGTCTCAATGAACTCTGTTGTAAGAGTTTCATTACGATAACCCATAACATAAGCAACACCTGGCTCAATACCAATAGCAAGTTTATTTTTATCACCACCTTCACCAGCAGTGAAACGACCAAAGTTACTACCTGTATTCAAGTGCTCCTTTACATGAGTATTGATTTGTTTTAACTGATAGTTACCAGACTCTTCATATGTTCTCTTAGCAAGTTCTCTACCAATACTATTGAATACTGTATCATCTCTTACAATACGAATGTTACCATCTTCAACTTCAAAGATTGAGAAGAACGACTCAGTATTTGCAGTAGCAACATTAGCAGAAGTGATAAGTGCTTTCTTAGTAAGGGTTGGTGTAAGAACAAGACGGTCGGCACCAGGAGCAGAGGCATTATATGAACCAGCAGCATTATCAAGAAGAGTTGTATCAGTACCACTGGTAGCGATGCTTTCTAAAATCTTGAAGCCGACTTTGTATGATGGCTTTGTAGAATACTTTTCAAGAATGAGTGTTTGAGGAGCAACGTTGATAAAGTGGCCCTTTGAATAGATTGTCCCACCACCAACATTGAAGACTGATCCGAAACCAAATGCACCAGCAGCAATAGTGTTAGCACGTTGACCTGCGCCACCATCAGCAGGTAAAAATACAAGTTCTTCGTTCAGAGTAAATGTCTTGTTTGTCTTGGCTGTACCACTATCAATATATTTTACTAGAAATGTGTTATAGTCTGGTGCGGTTGCTTCTGCACCCGAAGCCACTGAGATAACTTTAGCACGAACGCCAGTTGTTGCGCCTTGAACAACAGAATTAGCAAAAGCAGAAACGGTAACTGTATTACCACCTGAGTCATTGTCTCTGAGTTTGATGAATGCCACATTAGCATCATACTGAAAAGAACAACCGTCAATGATTGTCCCTTCTTCATAAATGTTATCACCGAAACGTTCGATTTGATTTTGTAGAATGGTCTGTAACTGGTTTAGTTCACGAGTTTGTACAGCAAGTGATGGCTTGAAAAGAACTCTGTGATAGTTCTTCAGTTTAGCACTTGTCTCAAAATCATCGAAGTATGGTGATAGATTAAAATTAGTCTCTAGTGACATTCTTTTTTACCTTAAAATCTAACGATAAGTTTGATATCTTCAGTCTGGTCAGCAGCCCGACTTACGGGTAATCTGTTCTCGACATAAAGAATATCACCTTTGAAATCTTGCAAGTCTCTATTATTTATAGACGCTACCGTAGCAGTTTGAGTAGAAGTGTTACCGGTGATTGTTTCTGCAGCTTCAAATGTACCGTCTAGACCTGTCACACTAATTACACCAGCAGTGCCAGAAGCATTTGTATTGGCAAAAGAAACAAATCTTGCTGAAGCGCCACTTGTACCACCAGCAATCATTTCATCGGCAGAAAATGTTCCTGATTTGCCAGTGACAGTAAGTTTTGTTGTCATGTCATATACAGTTGTATTGGCAATGTCACCGTTTGCAAGAAGTGGGTCTCTCATCAAACCAACAATACGAAAATCGTTGTTAGTGATAAATGTACCTGACTCTGTACCTGTCATACGAACATTTAGAATTACATCTGTGGCACCAAGTTCTTTTACAGCATTATTCCCATGCCCACCATATGGTGCAACACTACCAGAAGCAACTGCACCTGTGCCATGTGAACTATTAGCAGAGATTGTTACATTGAATTTACTGTAATTAGAACCTGTATCAATCATAACAACTTGATTGACAGTATTGCCAACAGTTGCAGACGAAAGAGCAGGTAAAGCAACATTAGCATATGCCAATGCACCTTGACCATCACCTGTGATAGTTACCTTTGGTCCAACAATATATGTTGAACTTGTATCAGGAACAGGTGAGAAAGCAGCATTTACGGTTGCCTTATTAATATTACCTTGATAATCTACGATCTCTCTTAACTGACCAGAACCTGTACCACCACTTACATATACAGTTGAACCAACATACGAGTCATCTGTTGTACTGGCACTTGTGAGTTTTATAATTGTTGAACTATCAACGTTTGAGAATGTGCCTGTTGCAAAGAGATAACCAGAACCTGCTGAAGTAACATCAATAAAGTCGATTGCACCATTTGAAGCAGCAGCTTGTACATCAAACTGTAGACTACCATCATCAGAGTCAAGTTGTTTGGCAGGAATAAAGTTAGTCGTTGTAAATTTCAACACATCAGCAGGGGTGATATTATACATAAACTTCCAGCGATAACCATCAGAGGTGGTGAAGATAGAAGTACCAGTTGATGATGGTTTTACTGTTGACAGAGCATTGTTATTATTGTCAATTACTTTATATACGTTAAAGTCATCTGTGACAACGAAAAAGTTTGATGTATATAAACTTGCATTTGAATCTGTATAAGGTGTATATTGAATACCAGATGTCCAGTTGTTTCTTGCAACAGCGAATGTTACATCGCTTGAAGTTACACGCTTTGCAGCAATCATATTTCTCCAGATATTGAAATCTGAACCTAAGATAGTATCTATTGGTGTTGGAGGTGAAGTATCATCAGTCCAACCATGTGCTCTCGCTAAAAACATATAATACCGAGTGTTGATATTATTTTTCCC